GCCGCCAGCGCCAGTTGAGATTCAAGAACCTGTTTTTCCTCTGCCAGATCAGCAGCGAGGCGTAGCGCTTCAGGTAGTGACTGCGGAACCTGAGTCTGTTCTTCCAATTTCTGCCAACGGTCAATAACCGCCGCCGTAAACTGCGGAGACAGCTGAGCGACCAACACCAGAGAATCACGTTTATTGAACCAGTATTCCTGATATTCCTGACCGTTTTGCTCATGCAAATAGGGGGTGTGCGCCAATGGCGCGCTTAAAATTCCACCAACTACAAGCCGTTCAGCCGAGCGCTTCACATCGCTGTGCTTACTTTGCACCAGCGCCGCTATCTCTCGGCTCGACATCGTTACCACTTTTCCTGTCAGCAAACTGTTCGACATAAATACCCCACACGTTAAACCGGCTGCACACCGGCAGGTTTGAAATCAGTGATTGTTAATTCAGCTCTTCCCAACTTTGTTACAGGTCCCCACTCAGCAGATATCCGTTTAATTTGGCTATCGTCTGCCCACACGCCCGCGTGTGTCAGGCTGTCGAACAGTGCTTTGAAGAAATTATCCAGATCGCGCTTTGCACGGTTCGGCGGGTACAGGATGACCGTGACCTGCACATCCTGCTGTAATGGCTGAGGGCGGCGGCGCAGCTGTTCATACACCGCACCGATGGCGTTTGACCGATAGATTCTCCCGCGTTCGCTGATCTTTGCCCCCTTACCGGGTGAGCGCCAATAACCATTCATGCTCGGTGGGAATGGGAGTGTGAGATTCATTCAGCCACCTCGGTAACCGCTACGTTGGTGAAGTGAATTTCGCTATCGAACGGAAGCTCACCACCCAGATATAGAACCGGTCCGAAGGTCTGCATTAATTCCCATATCTGAAACTTTGAATAACCTTCTGAATCGACTGCGGGAGGCGTGAAGTCAGGCAGGCTTGGCGCTAATACCTGAAGCTTTTCACGCTGGGATTTCATGACAGCCAGGCCAAATTCGTTCAGTTTTACTTTGACGCAGTTATTTATATTTACCGTTCCCGTTTTCACTATTTCACCTCCCCTGCTTTGAGCAGGCTATTCAGCACAGCATCGGCATGATCAAGCGCACTATCGTGATCCGACGGGCAAAGCTCGCCAGTAGGTGATGCAGCCTTGAGATAGCTGCGATAGGCATCAAGCCAAATTTTCTGAAGTTCGTTCACGCTGCCACCTCCGACGTTGAATTGTTAAGGCGCGCCGCCTGCCAGCGGATTTGCTCAAGGAATGCCTCCCCCTGCGCCAGCAGCTGTTCTCTGCTGACATAACTGATTGCCGGGCCACGCCATGTCTTATCAAACACGACGATCGCGCCAGCAAAGAAAGCGCCAGTCGGAACCTGGTCTTTATCTGCAGGCACAAACCAAGATGGAGCATCAAAACCAATACGCCCGCGAACAAATGAGACGTGATCCGCGCCTTCTGGCCACCATGTTTCTGACGTTGCTGCTTTAATCAAGAACACGTAGCGGCCACCCAGCTCACGCATCTGGAATGCATGATTGATGATATGGCTCATGCCGGTAATGTATTGACCATCGTGTTTGCTGGCTCGGGAGTAAGGGGGATTAGCAAATGCAGCACCATTCAATTCACTTAAGCGAGCTGACCAGTCCTGAGTGATTGCATTGTCTTCGGCGGTATAGAAAGCCGGGCATTTGCTGTTTTCACCATCGGTAAAGAGATCGAGAACCAACGGGCCGAACATGGCATTGATACCCCAGAAAAGTGAGTCCGGCGTGCGCCATTGATCGCCAACTTCTTTCAATTTATGGGCTGGCTTATCACGCAACTCATGCAACGCCAGCACATATTTGTTACTCAGCGCGGTTGAATCCGACTCGGCTATTTCGCTAACATCTTCAGTTACGATTTGTTCTATGGACTCAACGCTTATGTATATCGCCATATCAATACGGGTTCCTATCCATGCCATTACCGGTACAGCCATACTGTTTCCAATCGCTTTATAACGTGGTCCGTCTGGACATTTATCAGCGGACTTTCCACGCCAAGGGATCAGGGTGTGGTTGTCGGGCATGCCCTGAAGGCGTTCACATTCAACGGGCATCAGGCGGCGGACCTGCATTCCAAAAGCAACTGCACCAACATTTATGCCTGCGCGGCCTCCGCTCGGCGTGAGTAATGCGTTGGCCGTTCCATCTTGCCTGTACTCAAAGCTGGACCCATCTGCACGACCACGGACAGAAAGAGTGAATGGTTCGAGAACACACGGAATACCCTGCCCCGGCTTTCCGCCGCCAGTAGATAATGCGCCGGTAATTTCGCCATCTTTTCCTTCGTATCTGACCTCACTGCGGCTATTTTCAGCAAAAGCCACGATCGGTTGCCCCCTGCCTGTACCATCTTCTGACCCATCGAATCCTTCACCTTTTAGCGTATGGGTAACATCACCTGTGATACACACTTCCAAGCTTTCATGGTCGGCACCAGCCTTGGCACGTAAAGCGCTAATGCCTTGCACAAAAGATCCATGACCATTGGAACTATAAGTTTCAGTAACGAGAAGTCCGTTCTCTGCGTCTTGCTGAGTGGCTGAACCAGCAGCCTTGCCATTGTTCAGCAAAGTTCCCGCAACTAAATGACCAGCTTGTGCTTGGTTGTCATCTGCACCACATGTTCCAACGCCGTTTGCAGTAAGAGCGGCAACTGCCGGTTGCGATTTTCGGCTCGGCGGAGTATCCCGGCGCACGCTTTCGAACTCAAAAAGTATTGAGGCGGGATCGACGTCCTGACGAGCACTTGCGACAACGAACACACGTCGGCGGCGTTGGGCCACTCCGAAAAATTGAGCATCAAGGGTTCGCCAGGCAATAGTCCTTTCTGGTCCAGACACACAACCTGCGTTCGCCCATTTTCTCCCTGCTGGCTGCAACTCACAGCTTTCGCCGGCAAGTGCTCCCAAAAAGCACCCGAAGGCATTGTCTTTACTTGAGAGGACTCCGGGCACGTTTTCCCAGACGATGATTGCGGGCTGTTGTCCGTTTTCGCGACGCTTGCTGTCAATGGCATTGGCTAATTCCACATATGAAAGGGTTAATTGCCCGCGGGCATCTTCAAGTCCTGCACGTAGTCCCGCGACGCTGAAGGCCTGGCATGGTGTGCCGCCGACAAGTACGTCTGGTGCCTCAACATTTCCCGAAGAGATTGCCGCGGCTATTTTGGTCATGTCACCAAGGTTGGCTACTTCCGGCCAGTGGTGTGCAAGTACTGCTGACGGGAATGGTTCGATCTCAGAGAACCATGCTGGCTGCCAGCCCAGCGATTCCCATGCACAGCTGGCCGCTTCAATGCCGCTGCATACAGATCCGTATCGAATATTCATGCCTTTCCCCTTCCCTGACGTACTGCCCACAAATTACGTTCAAACTCAGCATTGATTTCAGCCGGGGTTTTCACTGTTGCTGATGGAACTGCCAGGCTGTACTTGCGCGGATTGGTCAACGTATGAATCAGATGCACGTTAGGACGCTTTCTCAGTGCGATGATTGCGCCATGCACTGCTGTCTTGTGCGGAGTAACGCCTGTTCTGGCGGTGATCTGGGCTTCAATCTGTGCCGATGTACGCGGGGTGTTATCGCGTTGTAGCTCTTCGAGAACTAACTCTGGGTATGATTTCATGCTGCTTTCACTCCCTGCTGGCGCTGGGCGCAGTCTTTCCAAATCTGGTTCCAGCGCGGCTGTGAATACGCAGGCCCCATGTTTCTTACGTTCGCTCTGTCCGCTTCTACACGGACCATTTTCTCCAGCTCACTCGGCTTTTTCGTTGCCCCGACGCCAGAGGTAAAGCGGCGGTATGCTGCGTCCCGTTCAGCAGAATCGACGGTGGAGTCATTTCCTGTTGCGGTGGCTTCGCTGGAACAAGCCGGGCGGCCAGCGGCGTCCCATGCTTTGGCTGCCAGCAGGTTGGAAGAGAACTTTTCGGAAGAGAAAATCTTTGCAGGGTTCAGGCCGCGCGCATACTTCGTGCCGAGCCAGCTGGCAACAAGGTGATCAACAACAACCAGCATTTCAGCCTTGGTCGCGGTAGCGTTACGCAGACGGGCGCGGATGTGTTGCAGGTTGCCGTCTGTGGTTTCGAACTTCACGCTGGTCAGGTTCGACAGGTGCTGAATGATTTCAGTGGCTTCTCTCGTCAAACGTTCAGAAATAAATCCCTCCCCGTGTGTCGGCGCAGCCGGCGGACAAGAGGGTTTTATGATCTGTTTGTTTTGATCTGAGTAATGATCTGTATAGAGATAGGATTCCGCACTTTCGCGGTTTCCATCATTCCGCACTTCTGCGATTTCCGTTCCGCACTTCTGCGATTTGGATCCCGCAACTTCGCGATTTGGATTCCGCACTTTCGCGGAGTCCAAAGAGGACGGGAATATTTTAGCGATTAACGCATCACCATCAACGCGATAATGCATCGTTGGAGTGCCGTTTACTTTCCGGCTTTTGGTCTCAATTATCCCAGGGAAATACTTCGTGCACAGTTTATTGGTCAGGCGAGAAACCTGATCTTCACTGAGCCCCTCTAAATCATCACCCATTTCTTTGTGGCTCTTATAGAACCAACCTTCGCCAGCAGATGAATCGACGCCAGACCAAAAGACAATTTGATTTAAAATCGCGCCGAGAACATACGCCTGCTGATCACCAGCAAAAAAGCGAACGTACGGGCGAGGAATAACAATCGCATTCCTCTGGCCTGAAAGAGACTGAACAACATCAAATATCCGGCTCATCAATCAACCTCTCAAACCGCGATCGGAATAACTCAACCGGCTGTGCGCACTCATGCGGGTAACCGGCGCGCATGAAGATGACTCTGCCGCCCGATCGGTCGAAGCCCACGACGTGTACCACAACGCCCCGCCAATCCTTGTAACGCCGGTCCAGCTTTTGGATTTCTTCAGACATGCGCTCACCTTCCGGCTGTGCTCACAGACGTAACCTACCCACCAAGCGGCGAACTGGTAGTTGCACGCGATCCAGCGGTTGCCTATCATCACTTCGTACGAAAGAGAGCCAGCGGCACCGCCAGTCGCTACACAGCGGATTTGCGGAACTCCGGCTTTTATGAGTAAACTGTTCATGCGTTAATTACTCCACACTGTTTAGTTGATGCGACCGACGCCCCGAGCTGCACACTTGGGGCGTCACCTTTTCCAGCCTTCTTTCTTGAAAGTAATGAAGTTAACGCCTGTACTTCTTCCTCGCGGGCGATCATGTGGCGACGATGATAAAACTCGATTTCCTCAGCCTCCTTATCATCAATAACCCCATCCTCGAGTGCTTCTTCGATTATCTGGTCAACGTGACCACGAGCAGCAGCTGTCCGGACCGCTCTCGAATACAGGTCAACGCGGTCCAGCTCTTCAAATTTTGGTCGGTCAACCAGCAAACATCCGCGACGCTTGGCGAAGTAATCGGCGAGCAGATTTGTATTTGAAAAGTCTTCCATGGCTTTAAGCTCATCCAACTCAAAGAAGCGACATCCATTCTTTTGATAAAGCTTGTTGTCGAACTTTGTTTCGGAGATACCCAAAGCGCCAGCCATTGCAGAACGACCTCCGGGGAATGCTTTGCACATCGCTTTAACTGTTGATTTCAGGTCTACCATTTCGATTTTCCTTCGGTAGTTATGCTTGGGGCTGGGTTGAGGTAATATTTTCAGCAACGACAGAACTACCCAAAGAGGCAAGGATTTCATTTACTGAAATCTCACCCATAGTTGCTTTTACAATCGCTGGTATGTAATGAGCCCGAATGCCACCGCCGAAAAGCCACTTGCTTACAGCAGACTGGTCAACGCCCACTCGACGAGCCAACTCTGATTGCGAACCGGCAATGTTGATTGCCTTCTGAATAACGTCGTTCATGTTCCATTCCTTAAGGCATAATGAAGCATAAATATGACTTGGGTAATAGAAAAAGTCAATGACCTAGGTGATTTGACTGGTGATGACGTAAGGAATATTTTTCAGGCATGAAAAAACTATCTGAACGACTTAACCACGCGATGACTGAGCTGGGCATTAGCTCTCAAACCGAGCTGGCTCGGCGTTCTGGTGTCCAACAATCGATTATTTCTAAAATACTTTCTGGGAAAAATGAGACATCGAAGTTCTCTGGGAGACTGGCTGCGGCATTGGGGATTAGTGCTGATTGGCTGATAAACGGTGTTGGCTCAATGCAAGGCTCGGATCGAGCGGAGCTGAAGAAAATCGACGTTTCTATGCAGGTAGATGTATGGGACGAGAATGGGCAAACCGGTGATGCAGTGCTTTGGATGGAGCAACTTCCTAAACATTTCCGAGCCTACATCATGAAAAAGAATTCAGGGGTTGCTGAAGCGCCAGCTGGGGCCATTGTTGTTGTTGATCCAACAGCAAAGCCTGGTAACGGGGAACTAATTGTTACTAAAATTCATAATGAGATTTCAACCTATCGATTTCTTGAAGGCGGCAACGGCCTTGGTTTTTTAGAGGTTGATGACACTCGAATTCCATTATCAGAGATCACTGACCCATCCTGCATTCTCGGCGTTGCAGAACAAATATTTGTCCGCAAATTGCGCAAATAAACAATCTCCTCATCATCAACCAGGGTATGGTCATAGCCGCCTTGGTTATTTTTCTTAAGTAAAATCCCCATCCCAAACCCACCCTGTTTGATCTTCATTCGTAAATCACATTTTTCATCTCATGTGCCGAACTACTGTATATTTATATAGTAAAACACCTCATGCGCACTTGGTAACGTTTTTTTTAAAAATATTCACACCCTCACTTATTACCTATGTAATAAATATTTTCTATGACTTATTGACACTACTTATTACTCAGGTCATAGTTATCCCATCAGCAGCACAACGTTAAGAGCACTGGTTGTTGAGCGTCTCACTAACAATCAACCTTCTGAACCACAGAATCAGTGCTCTTAACGTTGTGCCAAGCATCCGGTGATGGCAGGGCTCCTAACCCTGTTGCGGGTTCAACTCCCGCCGCCCGACCAGATCGACGTGGAACTCGATAATTGCTGTGTGTAGTTGTCTTTCGGCGGTGGCATGACTCTTCAACCTACCCAAGGGGGAGCGAAGATAATGTTCTGATCATGACCACCGCCAATTTTTTCGCAGACATAGACAAGGGTTCGCTGGCCCCACCAGCACACCCAGTGCGTAACCGGTGGCCCTTTTCTATGTGTGTGAGTAATTTCCCGCGGTGTGCGCCGCGATAACGAGGGCATGAAAATGACTGAAAGTCGTATGACCAACGTCCCGGAGTTTCTCTCCGAACTGGACGCCGGTATTTTCGAAAACAAAATCGCCGCTGCGCTGAATGCCGCTGCTCTGGGCGTTCTCAACAACGGCGGTAAAGGCAAAGTGACCATCGAGATTGATGTTTCCCGCATCAGTAATTCGATGGAAGAAAAACGCGTAATGCTGGCTCACAAACTGAAGTTCTCAGCACCAACGCCGCGCGGGAAAACGTCGGAAGAAGACACGACCGAAACCCCGATGTACGTCGGCAAAGGCGGCAAGCTGTCCATCATGCAGGAAGACCAAGGCCAGCTGTTCACAATTGCGGGTGCTGCTGACGGCAAACTCCGCGACGCGCGATAACCATCGCATTAAACCTTCTGAAAAAGGAAATCGTTATGTCTCAAGTTTTAGACGCATCAGCAATAAAAGAAGTCCGCGACATGTCTTTTTCGACGCTGCTGGAAGAGCGTCTTTCCTCCGCTGATTGCCCCGCTGTAGCTCTGCCAGAGTCAGTGCGCATTCATTCTCTCGAAAGCCTGCATGATGGCCGCTTTCGCTTCCGCGGGAAAATGGAAACTGCCAGCATTCACGACTTCTGCCGCTACTGTAAACAGTATGCAGGTGCTGGCGTGCGCAGCTTCATCAATGCCGACAACATGGCAGCGGTGACAGTATTCAACCTCGGCACACTGGATATGCCAGGACACGCCGATAACACCGCTGTACTGAAGCTGAAACGCACTGCCCCATTCCAAGCTTTGCTAAATATCAACGGTGCCAAAAACTCACAGAAAGATCTGGCCGAGTGGCTGGAAGACTGGTCTGAATTCCTGATTGCTTTCACCGCTGACGGCGAAGTGCTGGACATCAAGAAAGCGATCGGCGGCGTTCGTAAGATCACCATCGAAGCATCCAGCTCGGCGGATCATGAAGACAGTGATTTCGGTGCCAAACGGTCAGTAATGGAAAGCGTGGAAGCGAAAAGCAAAGAAGTCATGCCAGCGGCTTTTGAATTTAAGTGCGTGCCGTATGAAGGTCTGGGTGATCGCCGCTTCCGCCTTCGCTACAGCGTCTTGACCGGCGGCAATGCTCCGGTGCTGGTTCTGCGCATTGTCCAGCTGGAAACCGAAGAAGAGCATATGGCTACAGAGTTCCGCGAACTGCTCGAAACCAACTTCACCGACGTAGAAGTTGAAACCTTCATCGGTGAATTTAAAGCCTGATAGCGCGGCCTTAAATGCCCTGACCCGCTGGGGCATTTAGTGAATCGTTATTAATGAAATTAAATTGCCATCACTGGCAAGGGATTCGTTCACGCCGAAATCAGCATAGGGGTTATTTCATGAAAATTGATATCGCCTTTTTTCTGGCTCTCGGCGTGGTTATGGCAATCACTTATTTAGGAATGCAGCCATGAAACTTATTCAACCGATAACACCAGAACGCAACGCCGATAACTTGGGTTTTTGGACTCACCCTGATTTCTTCGAACCTGCCAACGGTAACGAATACCCAGCGCCAGGCGAATTTGAAGCATGGGCAAAAGCTCACGCCGTCGAAGTTTACACCTTGGCGATGGAAGCCGATCCAGGTGCTGATGATATTCAGCTGGCTTGGGAGGCTGGCGAATCAGACGTGTCAGCGTGGGCGCCAACGCCACCGCCGGGTGAAGGTTGGTTCTTGGTTTCTATTCACGATACTGAAGACGGCCCATACAGCGTGTGGCTGCGCAGCATCACCGAAGAGCTTCAAGAAATAGCACGTCTGAAGTCTGATTTTCTGGAAAAGCATCAGGTGGCGATCACCGCTGCACACGAATATTTCAAAGCCTGCCCTGTAGGTAATGAGCGCAGCACTGCTTACCAGATTTATGAGGTTCTGCGCACAGCGACGAGGGTCGGATAATGAAAGAGCGCCCTATTTTATTCAACGCTGAGATGGTTAAGGCCATTCTCAGCGGTCGCAAGACCCAGACGCGGCGTGTTATCAAACTGCCCCTCATCGATAAGAATATAGGGTGTGAACTTGCCGGGAATGAATTGGCTGGTGAGGTTAAAGCTGGCGATTACAGCAACTTCCCGCTGGGTATGCCCGGAGACCAGCTATGGGTCCGTGAGACGTGGGGAGTGGTTAGCCACGAATTTGACGACGATGGCATGATGATTGATTGGAAACCGGATAGACCGGCAACAGCCATCCACGAGCTTCCTTTCGGCAAGGGATATTATTCCGGCCATGCCATCTATGCCGCCGATGGCAGTTTCACATGGGGCGATGATGACGGGTACGAAGATGGCCGGTCTTGTTGGAAGCCATCGATTCACATGCCTCGCGCAGTAAGTCGGATACAGTTGGAAATAACCAATGTAGGCGTTCAGCGGCTTCAGGACATTAGTTCAGGTGATGCTGTCCGCGAGGGTATTTGCCAGCTTCCGGCTTCTGGCCGCTACTGCATCAACCCCGGTGACCAGTATTTCGGTGGTGCAAGCCACAGCGCCAAAGAAGTTTATTCCTGGTTGTGGGAGTCGATTTACGGCGAAGGCAGTTGGCAGGCTAACCCGTGGGTCTGGGTGATCGAATTCGAACGTATAGCGCCAGCAGGGGAGCAGCCATGAAAGTGTACATCGCCGGGCCGATGACCGGCCTGCCGCAATTCAACCGCCCTGCTTTCCTCCAGGCTGCGCTGAATCTGTCATTCGAAAAGCATGTCCCGCTTAATCCGGCGATCCTGCCTGACGGCCTGACCGAAGCTGATTACATGGCCGTCGGCATTACGATGCTGCAGCGTGCAGATGCAATCTTCCTGCTGACCGGCTGGCAGTTCAGCGCAGGCGCCAGAGCTGAACATGCGCTGGCCTTGAAGTTGGGTTTGGAAGTGATCGAACAGAGGGGTAGCAATAATGGCTGACCGTTTCTATATGGCATGCCTGCGCGACACTGTCGGCAACAACATGTCGTTCCACTGTCACAACGGGCAGGGTTATGCCTCTGATATCAATAAAGCCCACGTTTACACACTGGAAGAAGCTCAAAACAGTTGGAATCGTGGCCGCGATATCGACCTGCCTGTTTCTGCAGATGCAATCGACGCCGCCGCTGTTTGGCATGTTGATCATCAGCACATTCCGGGTGAAAGCGTTCTCGAAGTAGGTTGCGAACGTTACGTGGCTTTTGTGAAAGGCAGGTGGAACGGGAATGATGTTTATTGGCTGTCAGATCTGCTGCCGACCGATGATTTCAGCAAGGCCAGAGTTTTTGCCCAGCCTGATACAACCGATAGCGACCTGGTCTGGTTACCGTTCAC